TACGGTAGGAATGTAGGAAGTTGGATAGCTGCCTTCTTCAAACTGTGCGCCCCATACAAGGAAAACTGCTGTTTGTGGGTCTTGGTCTCCAAGTAATCCAATACGCAAATAATCAGTCGTTGCGCTTCTTGTTGCTGTTACTTCAAACCTTTGCCATTCAGTCGTAGCCGTTACAGCTAAAATAGAACTACCTTGAGAGTATAGGCTTAATTCTTGGTTACTTCCAGTATTTGATTTAATGTAAACCGAAATAGTAGAAGTGTGGGGATTTGATAAACTACTCAAAGGTTGGTTAATAAAGCTTGCGTCGGCTCCCGAAGTTCCTGCGCCTCTATCAAATTGTATTCTATCAGCATTAGAAGTGCCATCGGGTGCTACTCCTGCATTTGCTGTTACTACTGGCGCAGAACCAGTTCCAGCTGAGTGTTTAGTCCAAGCCGCATTATCAAACTGCTCCGAATAAGTAACTAAATTAGTCCTCTGAGGCTCTACTAATAACTCACCCTTAGTGCTATTTAAATAGTCTACACGAGGAACATTAGCTTGAACTTCCTCTATTAATCCGCTTGGGTTTACCCTTGTTGCAGTTGTAGCCCTTGTAACGTCAAAAGCAGCAGGCGCAAAACGATTGTTTAACTCACTAGATACATAGTCAATCTCAGCCGCCCCTAAAAGGTTTCCTGCTTTCGTACCCCATTGGGCTGCGTCGGACGCATCACGTCCTAATCTTGTTGTATAATTAGCCATTGATAGTATAGTTATTAGCGTTTGCTATTTCAGTAAAAGAGGCATAAGCCGCAATAGAAGAAAGCTCTTCATCAAATAATGCTTCGTCGAATACTATAAGCTGGCGAATACGGCCGTAGAAAGGGCTTATATCGGTAGGTGTTGAAAATTTTACATTTACTAAATCACCATCATTAAAAGTGGAACCGCTTGTATCGGTAATAATAGAACTACCATCACTGTATAATGCAAAATTATTAACCGCGTATCTTGCTGCTAATTTCGTGAAAACATTAGGGATATAACTTCCCGCTATTGAGGATACAACTTGCGTTGTCCCAACTTGAACCAAATATTGAATTTGAGCTGTATTGCGGAAAGTTATATTTACGCTATCATTAAAGCTATTTGTTTTACTTAATGATAGTAAGTACATTACTTCATCATCTGTAAACGGAGCTGCCTCAACAAACAAAGCCCCCTCGCTATCTCCTAGCAATGCACTAGCACTACCTAAGCTAATAACATCAGCGTTACGGGTTACGGTTGATGCTACGGTAGGAATGTAGGAAGTTGCGTAGCTGCCTTCTTCGGCCATTATCCCAAATATCGCTATTTGGTCTCCTGCCGCGCACCCTGGCCCAGCAATTATTCTTGAGTTTGCAGTTGTGGTTGTTGCATCCGCTGTAAATTCAAATGTAAATCTTTGCCAATTACCTGACGGGGTGAAAGTACTAGAGGTTTTTATTCCACTAGCATCGACTCTTATATTAAAAGAGCCGTCTCCTGTTCCTGATATAAATTTTGCGTAGACAGTAACCTGATAAGTCACCCCCGTAGTAACTGAAAAATTAGGAATATCTACTTTATCAGTATTGGTAGGCCCTGCCACGCTGAAAGTTGCCGTTCCTGCGTTAGTTGTTCCGTCAGGGCTGGTTTGATTGTTAGCTACAAAATTTGTACCTGAGAACCCATTTGAGTTGGTAATTAAATTAGTCCTTTGCGGCTCTACTAATAACTCACCGCATCCCCCGTTTAAATAATCAATTCTCGGAACGTTGGCGGCTACCGATTCGATAAATCCGCTTGGAGCTACCCTTGTTGCTGTAGTAGACCTTGCTACTGTAAATTCCACAAGGCTACCATCATCTTGTCTAGCGGCAACATTCCCCGCCTTGTAAGGTGGGTTGTTACCTAAGATGAAACTAGCCTCTGAAAAAACTGTGTTAGTTGCCATATTAGTTTAGCATTATATTGTTCAATGTTATATAGTATTCACGTAGACATAAAGGTTTATCTGTAGTGTACCCTGCTGTTGCTGCTGCTTCAACAAATACTTCTGTTTCAGCGTATAATTCAAGTGTTATATCATCATAACCAATGTATAGCTTTCTTAAGCATAGGGGCATCTCAACAGTATACCCTGCTGCTGCGGCAGCTTCAACAAACACTTCGGTTTCACCATAAAGTTCTAAACCAATAGTATCTGCATCTTTATATGTCTGTCGTAAACAATTTCTATTCTCTACCGTATATCCATTTGCAATAGCCTCACGAGCAAAATCCGTAGCAACGTCATTAACCAACCTACGTCTAAATTGCAAACCACTACCGTATCCTAAAGCGTATCCCATTATAGTAAATCTTCAAGTTGGGTTTCACCTGTCTCAATCTCTTCGGTATCCACTTGTGGTTTCTCCCCACTCCTAACCTTAGAAACTTGCTCTTGCTGTTTAGCAGTTAGCTTCGCTTGCATTTTCACTCTGTCGTCCTTCCTATCCTCTTTAAACGCTTCCTTAGCCATCTGACCACTATCTTCTGCTCCTTTCAAAACAGAATCATACTGAAACTTTCTTTCAGCTAAAACCATCTCTAAACGATACTTCTCTTGAAGGACAGTAATCTCTCGCTGTGCTTGTGCCTGCTCTTCCACTTGTGTAAGTTGAGCTTGGCCTTGTTGCTCCATTTGTTTCGCTTGAGCAGCCGCTTGTTGCATCTGTAGTTGTCTTTGAGTTTCTTGCTCCTTAAGACCCTGCTCCATTTGCATCTTCTCCTCTGCGTATTTTTTACGCTTCACAGTCATATATTGATACGCTGTATCTACCCCTGCGGTACGGGCAAGCTTACGAATCATCATTGCGTCTTCCCCACGTAGATTACCTTGAGTTATCTCCCTTTCAATATCTGTTTGAAGAGCAATACGCTCCTCTTGAGAAGGTAAGGTAGATATGAAAATACCAAAGTTAGCCATTGGTATATCATCCATACTATCAATGATAGCCATATCAGCAGCACCAATAGCTTCTTCATAGGTTTTCCAGAACTTAGAGGTTTTAGGTATATCTTGTACTCTCCAAGCTATGTCCTTACATACACGCTTAGTGATATTATTTAATGCATTTTCAATAAACTTAGTGGCATTACGGGAAGCACCAATAGAAAGCTCCATCGTCCCCACTAACTGCTTGTTTTGCGTTACCCCCTCACGCTCTGGTGTGAACCCCAGCAACTCACGAATAAGTTGCATCTCGTAGCTTATCATACTCATGTAAGGGTCGATATTAACCTTGTTAGGGAAGCTTTTTACAGGGTCGGGGATAAACTCACCATTTTTACCTCTACTCTTGGTGTAAACAATACCTGTAGAGTCGAAAATATCTTGAAGCTCTAGTGGATTCCAATCTTTACCCCCCATAGACATATCTAACCAACCTTCAATGTCGATAACGGTAATCTCAGGGTGAGAACGAGCCACTGTATTCTGTAGTTTTAAGTGTGCTATATTAATAGCATCAATGTTTGGTTTAATAAGTTCCATAAGACTCTTATTGGTCATATTATAGAACTTAGGGGCATAAACCTTATAAGGTAGTTCAACCTCGGTTAAAGACCCTTCAGGTCGAACCATATTCTTCATTAAACCATAGCTGAAGATGTGTTCTGTACCAAGAATATACATACCCTCGTATACACATTCATACACTTCTTCCTCTACCGAAACATTCTTACTCCCCTCTTTAGGTTGGTAAGTATCTTTCTTTAAATATCGTCTCTCTCCTGCTTTACTCTTAGTAACCTTAATTTTATCTCGGTCTTGTGTTTTAAAACAGAAGTCTAAAACAGGTACTACTAAAGTATCGTAGAAATAACCATCTATCTGAAACACAAAGTTCTCAACATCAACATAACGTATCTTTATACCATAAGATGGGTCGAAGTATACCTTCACTGCCCCTATACCCGCTACAATAAGGTCGGTAATTACGCTCTCACGTATTTCATCAGGATAATCACTAAGCTCTAAGTTGTAAGAGATAATCTGCTTCATAGCAATCTCCACAGACTGCTTGTAGTTAATACCCATGTGAAGCTCTACCTCTTCTAAAGTCTCAGGGATAAAAGAGTTTTCAGCTAAATCTATACCTGTACTCTCCTTCATTTCTACAATAAAATCTTTATCGTAGAAGTTTGCTAGAACCCTTTCCTTTTCATCCTTACGCTTAGACATTGAAGCGGGGTCAATAGCCTTTACCTCAAAGTTAAACTCGCCTAATATATCGCTAACCAAAGAGGAAACAAACTTAGAGCCTATACCTAAAGGAGTCCAATCTAGGTTCATTGGAGATGAATCTCCTGTAGCATTGTATATCTGCTTGTATCGTTGATTAGATTGGTCGCCCTGTGCATAAGCGCGTGCCTCACGAATACGGTCACGCCTCTTCCGATAATACTCAAAGTCACTACCTATGGTCTTGCTTTGGATATATTCGCCAAAAGCGAGCCCATAACTATCCTTCATTTTTTCCTCTCTGGAAGCTAATGGATTAGGTTTATGTGCTGATTTACTCATAAGTAGTATGTGTGACTGCAAATTTACAAAATATTTATTATCTTTGATTTATGGTAAATCATAAAACTTGCTCCAAGTGTAAAGAAACAAAGTCATTAACAATGTTTGATAAAAACAGGGCTCAAAAAGATGGTTTTTGCAATCAGTGTAAAGATTGCTACAAGATTTACCGTGAAAAAAATAAAGACAAGATAAAAGCTCAAAAAGCTTCTTATCAAGAGGCTAACAAAGATGAATTAATAAAGAAAAGAAGAGAATACCATAAAAAAAATAGAGAAAAAATTTTAGCTTATCAAAAAGATTGGCGCAAAACTAATAAGGAAAAAATAAAATCTAAAGACAGAGATAGATACAATAAAGACAAAGAGTATAAGTCAAAAAGGCAAAAAAATCAAAGAAAGTACTATCTTAAAAATAAAGATAAGATAAAGGCTTATCAAAAAGAATACAACAAAAAAAATAAAGATAAAATACTTGCTAGACAGAGAAATTACAACAAAAAAAGACGTATTAAGGATGTTATTTTTAAATTACAAGAGGATGTAAGAAGTAGGGTTCGTTCTGCTTTAAAAGGCTCTAAGTCAAAAAGAACTCAAGAAATAATTGGTTGTAGTTGGGAGCAACTTTACCTGCATCTAAATTTAGACAACTTTGAAAATCCATCTCACGACCATATCATTCCTTTAAGTTGGGCTGAGACAGAAGAAGAACTATACGCCTTAGCTAGATGGGAGAACCTACAAGGTATGGAGTGGGATGAAAACTTTAAGAAAAAACATTTTTTTTGTGATAAAAATAAAGCTGAAAATGTAATTAAAATTCACCCCAACCCAAATATTATAAGAACAATTTTAAGTAGGTTTAAACTATTAGATGATTTATACCAAGTTTAAATCGTTTTACTCAGACCACCACGATTATTATACATTCTAAATGGAGCTACATCAACACTTATTTTATGGTCTTTTTCCTCCCTCGGAGCATCAACCTGAATAGCACATAGAGCATACCCTGAGGATATAGAGGCGTCATACGCAGTACGATTGTTTGGCTCGAAGTGCATCCAGTCTTTTAAGGTATCCTCAAAATACATATTCGCCATATCCCCCTCTTTAGTTTCACCAACATATTCATTGATGTAATCATTAAGAGCGTGATATACAGCATCAATCATAATACCCCTAGAGGGAGCACCTCTCTCACGAACCTTTTTATTTTTACGTGAATCATAACGCTCTGGTCTGAGCATTAAATATTCTAAATACCCCCTACTTTCAAAGTAAGTCTCAATACCACTCTTATCATTCTCATAAAAGATTGGATACCCATAAAACACAGCAGCCATCAAAGCGTCTTCGTAGAATTGTGATAATGTAGGTGGTCGGTGTATGTATTCTAAAACAAACTGTCGAGAGGTTTCAGGGTAGTTAGCATTAGGTCTGTTTATAAAGTGAATAGAACCCTTAGAGCCATTACCATCTTGAGTTTGATTTTTACCAAATGGGTCAAGACCCCCTGCCCCTAGCCAAGTGTTCTTAGGTGCTCTCTGACCATCCTTCCAAGTGATATTGTTTCTAAGGTCTGAGGGTGGTAACCAAGATACCTTAAACCTACCACCCTTACGTGGCCTCCAAATAACTTCAGTATCTTTTTGCCCACCTTTCCAAGAAAAATCTCCTTCAATAAGAGGAAGGTCACTCGCACTGTGCAGTAAGTCTATGTAATCTAACTGCTCCTGAATATTATTTAAGTTAAAGGCACTATCTTGAACCTTATCTCTAAATAAGTCCTCTACCCTTGAGGGGTGGTTACGCTTGTATTCATTAAAAGCTTCAGGGCCATCATCTCTAGCTGACTTTTCTTTAGCCTTATAGTATTCTATAGAACCTGTATCAATAATCTCTCCTGCTTGATTTAAAGGGTTTCCCACAGGCTTTGTTTTGTGACAAACCCCATACTTATCGGTGTGCTTTGCGGAGTTATCCTCAATAGGCATAAAGAAGTGATACATACCCGTCTTAGTTCTCTTAGTTACCGAATCTCTTTTACTAGGATTGCTACCATTAAATAAAATCTTACCTTCACGACCCCCTTTCTTTTGAGATTCGAAGGTTGAACCTAAGAAAGCTTTACCTACAATAATACCCATTTCATCCATAGTAGGTGAAATCTTAGTCCAGTGAGTCAGGTAGTTCGCAGGCTTTTCCCATTTGGCGCAATTAAATGTAACGGTATAGTCTTCAAGGATTAGCTTCCTATCATCATCATTGTCAGCTATTAAGGTTATCCCGTAATATTCACCATAACCTTCTTCTTTAATTATAAACTTATTTCTTATGCTATATTTTCTCTTTTTCCCCTTAGTTTTTTTTCTTAATACCCTTGGGTTCAGAATGTTATCATTATCACTAATACCGACCCTATATATGTCAAAACCTTTTTTATCAACTCTATGTGAAATCTCAGATGTGTCTAATCCGCACATTTTAGATATAGTGTATATGTCTTCTATTAGTTTTTTTGAAGACATTGCTATAGTTATTGATTTCGTGTTTTTTTTCACATTTCCATCAGTATCTATTATACCATTAAGTATTTCAAGTCTTTGTTCTAACGATGAATGTTTGTAAACATCTGGTATATGCTTATTGTTATATACGTTTAAATCTCTTAAAGATTGAATAAATCTATTTCTTCTATTTTTACCTATAACTAGATTGCTATTAGGGTCTTTGGCTTTTAATTTTCTATAATTATTTTCCTGCTCTTGAATTACAAATTCAAATTCTTTTAGTTTATTTCTTATTTCATTTTCAATTTCAGGGTCTTTTTTGTGGTTTATTACAAACTTAGAATCTTTAGAATAACCATCCCCTAACCAAACTCCAAAAATATATGGGTCAATGGGTAGTTTAAACTTATTGAACTCGATAGGTTGGGAGACAACCCTTCTTGTGATTCTTTTTAAATCATCTGAGTATTTTAAATACTCACAGACTTTAACGTCTTTAAATATGTTATCCCCATCCTTTATACTCTGCTCAACATAAAGCCTGTGATTTCCGTTTACCACATAATCTTTACCATAGGGTTGATAAACCCTATACATCATAGACTTACCAGAAACAGTTTTACCAACCTGAACTTTTTTACCACCATCTACCGTAACCCAATCACCAATCTTAATATCCTCTATGTTCTTAAAGGATAAATCCCCCATTAATATCTTAGTACCCTTAGCAAAGCACTCATCACCAAAATAGTCATTTAGCTTAGTCGAGTCATACGCATCGTTAGTTGTATTACGAATATCTGATTTAGTATTCAGGTAATCATCAGTATCTCGATTCTGTTTTTTCTTAGCTTCTTTAGAGCGGTCTGATGGCTTAGCAAATTCTATACTCTCTTTACTATCTTCACTTCCTTTTACAACGGGTTTAAAAAAGAACGGGAGGTTGGCAAAGGCGTATTGTTTTTTACCAAATGCTTCCTCAACATCTTTACCGCTCTTAGAGGTCATACCGCTACGGAAGTTCTTACTTATGGTTTCTAGGTTTAACTTCCTAGCCAACTTTTCTGTAGTTAACCCTAAACGTCTAGTCTTACCTACCATTTGCCCTAAAGACCTTCTATCAACCTCACAAGCTTTAGTGTGGTAGGCTAACTCTGCCTGTGCAATACGAAAGTTTGGGTAATCCCCACTATCTTTATCTTTATACCACTGAAGCATAAAGTAGTGATGACCAGTAATATACGTTGGCTTACCATTATTCATAAACCAAACTCCATACACCCTCCTTCTAAACTCCTCTACAATATACTCAATGTATTCATCTTCATTATCTCTTGTTAAGCCTTTAGGCATTGGTGTTCTTCGCCAATACTGCTCAGACTTACGTTTGTCGGAGAATAGTATATTTTTCTTAGAGACAGGTGGTTCGGGTAACTGAACTTTTAAACCATAAAGATTTAGTATCTCCCCCTCACTTCCGTAGGGACAGATTTTAATGGCATCTTCTTTTTCGTTATACCAATTCTTATGAAGGTCTTTAGTATTAAACAGCTCTCCCTTAGCCATACGCTCAGGAAAGCCAATTTTAAACTCCTTATCAGTAAAGTTTATTTCCTCATTATCAAGCTGTAAGCGAAGCTCTACAATCCCTGCGTTTAAGGATTGTATACTCTCTAATATGAAAGGCTTTGCCTCTTGTGCTGCTGCACGTTTATCGGCATCTAAGTCCCCCCAGTTAATTTTCTTACGTAGAGCATCTCGCATTTGCTCCTTAGCAACTTCGCCTGCATCCACAAGGTTAGAGGTATATTCTTGTATCTTGGTATGTGCAGGAGCGTTAGGACTGTTTACCCATCGCTCTAAAAGCTTTTTAGCGGAAGAGAAAGAACTAAGCTTACTCTTGACGGCTGCTTTCATTTTGTTATCCTCAATATCGGTAACACCAAGGTCAAACTGCAAGCCCTCAATAGAGTCTTCAATAGCTATTTCAATATCACTAGAAAGCCCTTTGTTACTCATCCAACTTTGCTAATAAAAAACGCTCCCAAACCCTCCAAGTAGTCGTTTAAGAAACGAACCCTTGCATATCCTTGTTTAGGAGCAGCTTCTCCTGTAGAGTACATAACATCCTCTACTTTCTTAACTATCACAAGACCGCTATCGGTTGTTTCTAGCTCTTCTTTTTCTTGCTCTAGGAATATCCAAGCGTTAATAGACTCTATCTTACCATCCATCTCCCAAGCATACGCCTTACAGTGTAATGGGTCAGGGTGATTAATATCTGAATAGGGTACTCGGTATAATCCATTCTTTTTATCTATACAGTAGCTTTCGGAAACATTCTTTTCACGCCACTCTACAATAGCGTGGTGGAAGTACAATGTTGCTCCAACAGGAATACCACTACCTTCAATAGTAGCTACTACCTTACCGCTTTTATTGACATTATCGAAATCATTAAATCGGTGGTCACGAACTAAATCATTACCATCGTGCCCTTTAACCTCATACTTTTCATTGTAGGGGTTATCTACTTGGACGATAATATGTCCAACGCCTTGAATATTCATAATATGTAATCATTAATTAAAAATCAATATCGAACTCTACCACTCTATCGCGCCA